ATAAGTACCAGGATAAACCTGAATACTATCGCCAGAAGTGCAAATAGCTACCGCACCTTTAATAGTGGCTTTTGCAGTGCCTAGTCTTAATCCATCATTTGTATCATCACCATCTTTGGTCACATAGATTACATTAGTAACCGATGCACCAGCACCAGCTATAGGTACAACTGAGCCATCTTCTTTTTGTGTATAAACAATACCATCAGCGGTATTGATAGCAAGTTCTCCTACAGGAAGTTGTCCCGAAGTTGGAACTTTTCCAGGTACAGAAGATCGTTTAAACTTAATGTTCGATGCCATGTGGCTCTCTCAGTCGGTATTTACCTATAACTGGTTATATAACCAGTTCTATTTATTAAAGACCTAAAGCAGACCTAAGTTCATCAAGAGTTAATCCAGACCTCCTCAATTTATCTTCAACTGTCTCTTCAGCAGGTTCTGGAATTGGATCAGCTGGCAATGGTTCATTGCCAGCATCAAGCCATTCTTTGTAAGCGCGAAGTTCTGGTGTGACAGGAGCAATTGATCCATCATGATACCTCTGAATTGCGAATGTAACACCACATTCCACTTCATCACCCTTCACCATAAAGCGAACCCCTGGTTCTTCAGGAGTTGGCACTTTATAAATCATATCTTTGTTTTGAGTTAGTTTATACATATCAGTTTTTTAGATATTTATGACCAAGGAATTTCATTGGAAATATGTATATCATATAGGTACGGTGCAGTATCAACTGCGTTTGCATATCCAGCAAATTGGGTTCTAAGATGATCTGGATAGATACTAAGGACAAAGTGATTAGTAACACCAGAAGAACCCCCATATAACAGGATACCTTTCTCAAATGTCGGAGTCCAGTAGGTCGTAAAACCAACTATTTCTGGCATCCAAGCCGCGGCATTTACATCATAAGATCGATTTACAGGACCCATAAATTTCTGTTGTAAAACAACGTCTTTTTCATTGGTGTTACCAACAGTTGCAAATTGAGATCCAAAGTTTTGGAAAACTTGATAGTATCTCATGCACCTCTGCAATTCTTGCCAATAATCAACATGTTCAAAAGCAGTTGCTTGTGTGCCAACTTCAAGTTGACATCCAGTTATTTCAAACCAATTACCTGATGTTTCCATAAAGTTTGTCTGGCCATTAACACCTTTTGGTGTCGCTTGACTCCAAGTATCTGGAACTATGGTGCCATTAGTACCACCATTGAGGTTCCATCTTACTTCAAGTCCAACTAGAGCTCTGTTCAAAGATCCAGAGCCATCAGCAGGAGAACTAACTCCAGATTTATGATTTTTATTCCAAGGACCATCAGGACACCCTTCAAATGTAAGAGTTTTGTACTCCCAAGTGTTGTCAGCATCAATAGTAAATCCTTTTGAAATTCCTCTATAGTTTGGTTGAGCACCACCACCAGGATTAAGTTCCCAACCATTGAATAGAGAAACAGAGTAGGTATTTCCAACTCCAGTAACAGAACCACCAGCACCTGGATTTGCTCTCACCCAGAACGAAACCGTTACAGATTTTGCAGTTCCAATACCCAGACCCCAAGCCAACTGTGGAGTATTAGTTGACTCAATTCTTTGACCAAGATATGCATAATCGTTTGCATCCTGCGATGCATCGGCTGTAGTAACTTCCGCTCTTAAACAATGGAAAAATCCAAGTTCGGCAAGATTTGAAGAATCACGTTGTTGCGAACAAGTCATTGTTCCACCACCATTAAATCCCATATACCAACCATCAGTAATGTATGCTTGATCCGCAGTGGCTGTATGTTGAACAATCGTGCTGCTAACTGTGCCGGCGCTTTGGGTGAGGGTTTGATTGCCCCCTCGGTCACCATTAGCCCAAACATAGTTGGCACCCTGGTTTCTTTGATGAATCAAGTGTTCTCCATTTCGAAGTAGATTTTTAAATCCACCAATTTGAGTACCATTGATTGCTCTTGTAGTAAGACCATCCAGAGATGTGAATGATCCAACACCAGCACGAACTATACCAGTTGTAACACCAGCATTGTTTACGATTGATAGTTCATTTGTAGAAGGGTTGAACTGAAGATTCGGATCTGTGCGTAAAAACTCTTCACTCTGCGTATTATTATTTGAATCAACAAGAGTAACAAAGTGTGTTGAATCACGATCAGTAGATCCAACTCCAACTTTTGTAGCCATTCCATCAAATGTGGTGGCAGTTACAATTCCAGAGAAACTTCCATTTCTCCACTGACTTGAAGCAGCACCAACATCAAACGTAGCATCGGTGTTAGGAATTAGATCGGAATCAATTTGGGCATTGATTGTAAGTTCATCAGCGCTAGAATCACCAAGAGTAATATTACCCAGAATGGTTCCAATACCAGTTACTTGGAAGTTACCACCGACGTTTGTATTCTTCTCAACACCAAGACCACCCTCAAGAATTAACGAACCAGTGTCCTTATTATGAGACTGAGTGGTATCAGTAATTGTAACAATACCCGATATTGTTAAATCACCATCAATATCTGTATCATCAAGTGACGTTCTACCATCAACATCAAGATCACCATTGAGATCCGTAGCTTCTGTTACTGTTAAACCACCACCAACGAAAACATCATGGAATGTTGAGAAACCAAGTACAGTAAGAGTTCCATTAGCACCTATGGTAGCCGCGCGAGAGACGAAGATGTCTTGGAATGAAACACTATCAAAAGTAACATTACTTTGGAATGTTGCAATACCAGTGACAAGAAGGTTATCCGTAACCGTTTGACCACGAACATCAATGCCGTTTTGATCACCAATTCTAGCAGCGCTGGTAGAACCAACACCAACTGTGAAGAGACTTACCTGAGTTTCATTAAACTCAGTTGAAATGAGTCCAAATCGTTTCCAACCAGCATCAGTAAATACCCAACCAAGATAACCACCAGATTCTGGATTCGCATTGTAAATAATATCTCCCTCAACACCAGAAACTATTGGTGCAGTATCAGAATATGTTATTGTTCTGGCTTGTGTTAATCCACCAGTAATATCAATAGAAACAACTTCAATACCATCTGGAGAAGATGATGTCAGTTTTTCCGTAATCTGAATTGGTGCGTTAAGTTTAACAGTTCCATTATTGTCACCATTAACAGTAAGACTCTCACGAACGGTAACAGTATCAAAGATTGCGTCAAGTCTTCCAACAGAGCCAGTATTAGAGGAATCAGATCCAGTTACAGTAGGAATAGGAATATTAAATGTAGACTCTGTACCATCAAGAGAACTTACTCTTCTGTTTCCAATGTAGAAGTCACCAGCATCATTCATGCCAGTGTAAACTACAGAACCACCATCTTCAACCCTAGACTGTGAAAGGAAATTTTCTTCTCTGGTAAGATTTCTAGCTTGTTTTTGAGGTAAAGCCGTTGAATAATTACCTGGACCAAAACCAATGTATTCGAATGTGTGTCCAGATGCACGAAGAATGGTATATCTTCTGTTTTCATTAGCAATAACACGAATCTTTTTAGCAATCGAAGATCCATCATGGTTTGTAGCTCTAGTACCAAGTTGACCTCTCAGAACTGTGGCCTCATCAGAAGTAAAGTCACTTGCAATTCTGAGGATTTCTCCATCAATTTGAATATAGTCACCCTTATAGAAACCAGAACTGTCATCAAGGGTTAATGTCGTATTCGTTGTTGTGATACCAGCTGCAGCAAGAGTGGTGCCAATACCAACAGAGAATGGAATATGTCTCTGAGAAATTCTCTCATTACCAGACTGGGTTAGTCCACCTTTAGCTCCATAGAAAATAGGGAGAACTTGTCCACCAGAAACATATGCATCGGTATCAAATCCCTCAGTAATCTTGAAGTTGAAGTTTTTGATGTCCAGTCTTTCATTAACTTGGAACTCACCGTTATAGATGGTTTGAGCAACACCAACGATTTTAAATTTGTTGTTGACGTTCAATCCGTGAGGAACATTGGTCGTTACCGTGACAATACCAGTTTTCTTATTAGAGTAACTAATTGCAGTTACATTTGAAACATCACCAGACAACATGAAGAATCCAGTGTGTACTCCAACTGTCGTTGGTACATAAACTCCAGCATTAGACCCAGTGTTGTAACTTACAGACTTTGCAGTTAAACCTGTAATGGTATGAACTCCAACATAACCAGATGTATATCTGCTTATAGAAGTACCAACACCAACGACCTGAATTGCATCGCCGATGTTGTCATTGATCTTACTTACAGATACAGTGGCATCAGCGTTACCCGCATCAATAGTCAAAGTATCGCCAGCAGCATATGCAGTTCCACCATCAACGATAGACAATCCTGTTACGGTTTGAGAAGCGCTGACAGTAACGTTTGCGGTTGCACCTTCACCACTACCGCCAGTTAAACTGACATTATATAAAGTTGTAGAAACTCCAGGCCCATAACCAGAGCCTGCAGTTGGAGTTCCAAGAGAGATTATAGTGTTAAAGTTATGTGGTGCGTTTGTAAATACGGTTGAAATTCCTGATGAAGAACTAATTGCACCAGTAATTGCATATCCAATTTTATTGTCAACTAAGAAAGTATTTGTAAATTCTTTAGTAAGACTCTTCTTCAGATCATTTGTTACAACTCTTCCAATCGGCGTATTGGCAGCAAAAGAAGCCGATTCGTCTGGATCCATTGTAAAGTTGTCCGCATCAAATTGTGGATATAAATCCTCAACTGACATGTGGAACTTGGTGTCAGTAAACTCATTTACTGTTGGAGAAATACTTCCATCAATACAAGTTAGATAATATACACCATCTTGTTTGTTATGTTCATGAGTTTTTAACGTCTCAACACGATAAATGATTGGGGTATTAAAGTATGATGTTCTTGCTACAGTGGGGAGATCTTCATTTCTAATGGAAACGTTATCGACAAAAGTCCCTGGATTAGGGGATGTAACTGGGAAAGTAACTTCAAATCCCTTTGAACTTGTAATACCACTGATGGTTCTTTGAATGTTAAAGCCACTCTTTGCTGCTCCAACAGTATTACCAGAACTCTTAACATTAGTGAAAGTAACTTCATCACCAATTAACAAATTGTGTGGTTTTTCTGTTACTACTGTTGTTACACCAGTGTTAGAATCTCTATCAATACTCTTCAGAATTCGAACATTTCTCTGAATTGTTACATTAGAAATGTTATTAGTAAACTCTGTCGAGTCGGATACACCAACAGTAGAAGATTCCTGAATAATAAATCCAGGGGCTGGTGGTTTGGCATCAGAACTTTCTTTTGGAATTACATATCTGAGTCTATAAATTTTATCAGTTAAGGATCTAGTATCTTCTTTTCTCTGAATAAATGTCTTAACAGTTCTTGGAAAAAGAGTTACTTGATTGTTAACAACTTCTTGCCAAAGTTGATTTTCTGATGTTGATATTCCACCACGAACATACCAGTTACTATTCAACGTATCATATTGAATAGGATGTCCTGAATCACCAGGACGTTTGTCACTTACTCTGGAAACAATTTGAAGAATACCACCAGTATTATTATTGATGGTGAGGAAATTGCCAGATCCACCAAGTAAAGCTTCGTTTTGAGATCTAGCAAGTTTGATCTGGTCAGCGTTTAAAGTTTCGTTCTGAGATTCATTAGTTACTGCATAGTAAATTGTGTTCGATTCTAACCCATCTGGCAGATGACCGTCATCAGAATAAACACGAACACTTTCTCCAGCAAATAATTTATGGTCAGATGTTAGAGTAAAGATATTTGTTGAAACGCTATTAGCTGTTCCAACTCTACCAACATAATATTCTTTAGCACCAATAGAACCCTCAGTACCATCAAAGTTTTCCATCTTGATTGGTGTTCGGAAAGTTCCTACACCACTAGTTCCAGAAATAGTGAGATAAAGATGGTCTACCTCATTGTTCTCATAGGTCGCACCAATTCTATATCCATCAATAACATGTGTAGGTGGAATGTCTGGATCAACAAATCCATCCAAGAACAACTTAGCAGTGGTTCCAACACCAACTGGTGCGGTTGTAAGTCCTACATTCAGTGGTAACCATTCAACAGACTTATTATCTTTAACTATACTTTGTGGAGCAACGACGTGAGTAATATATCCACGATTATCTCTATCGAAAGCAGAATTTCTGTGACCTTTAGCGATCAGAGATCTGGAACCAAAATTAGAGTTGGAGTTGGTGATAGACATATCACCACCGCTTTCACCTAAGAAGTGATTTGCATATCCAATAGCAAAGATGGAAACGTTCTGCAAGAATGCTTCATTTGAAGCTTTAATATGATAGTTCTCATATGAAGGTCTATAAATTGACTCACTATTCAAATACAGTGGTTTGTCACCACTAGCAGCAGTTGCGTTTGTATCATACTGTCCCGTTGTTGGATTATACAGTAAGAAGGCATTATTGTCTTTCTGCAGACTGATACCCGTAAACTGAGCAACAACCATGGACTTAAATCCATGAGCCTTGCTACCGTCAGCATGGATTCCACTCATGCCATAAACGGATCTCATTGAGATATTGAAAACATATGGAGAAGCTCCAGATACCGTATCAGTATCTGCAATTACAACTTCATTTCCATTCAAAGTTGGGAGGCCATCTAAAGGAGCACTAGAAGCCTGGTATGTGAAAATACGTTCACTGGAAACACCAGTTACGATGAAGTTACCATTATAGATGTCTGGATATGTTGTAACACCAGAGATTCTTATGGCACTATCAACAACAACTCCATGAGCAGTTTCACAGTCTACTGTAATGGTTGTAGAGGTATTTGTTTTAGAGCCAGCACCAGCACGAATACTTGAGATGCCAACATCATTAGCAGAAACTGGACCAACAATTTCAAATTCAGGCAACTTGGGTTGCATGTCAGTGGTTCCAGGGAAATCACCAATCTCGCGGCCAGAACTGGTTCCATAAGCCCGTTGAACTTTCTGGAAGTACATGTCAAGGTCAGTACTAACCAGTGATGAAGTACCAACACCAACGTTATTTACGCCATCAGCATACTCAAATGCTGTAAGTTTGTGGTGAGAAAAGTTGGGGACAAATCTATTCGCAGTATAATCTTTATAAACAGATCCTTTTGGATCACCATCAAATATGGAGAATTGCCACAAATAACAACCACCAGTAAGTCTAAAGATTGCAGAAGGAGATACAGATGCACTCTCAGGATTTGGTACAAACTTTGGTCTTACTTTTGTTTTACGAAGATCAAGACCAACAATAGAAGTACCACGAGGAATGATAACACCACCCTCTACAGAATTATATTTGTAGAGGTCGTTAGCTGAATCGTCTAAATTATAGTTACTTGTATCTGTTAATTGAGATAATGTCTGAACATTGCCATTTCTATCACGAAATACAGCAGAAGATCCAGATTGAGTGATGTTGAAACCAGGTCTATTATCAATTTCGTGTGTGCCTGGATATAACAGAATCGTTGTGCGATCAAATTTATCGTTATTCTGTCCAATTTGATATGAAAATCTAGCCGCTTCAATTAGAGCTCTCTGGATCGTCTTGAAGGGTCTAGTTAATGAATTACCCTGATTTTCAATACTATCAGTAGCATCTAGGTCAGTTGGATTAACATATAAAATGTTACCCTCAACGTTCTTAAGGAAATTCTCTAGTCTACTTAAAGGCATTTCGCTATCCTGCGGCGTACAAGATTTCTTCTCCTTATATTTAGACGATTATAATATCGGGGCGATAGGATTCGAACCTACGACTTCTGCTTCCCAAAAGCAGCGCTCTACCAAACTGAGCTACGCCCCGTGGAGCCCCCGATCTGATTTGAACAGACGACCTGCTGTTTACAAGACAGCTGCTCTACC